TTCGCTTTTGATCTTGCGATCCTTTCATTAGACTGCTGTTTCATCGCTTCCCTCGTGGTCGTGATGTTTTCCTTCAGCATGGCCATTTGGTCAGCCGTCTTTTGCTGATCAGCTTGCGTGGATGCATTCATTACATCAATCGCTGTCTGCGATTCAAGCTTATCACGCTCCAGATCCATCTTCTCCGCTTCCACCATCGTATCCCTCTGGAAGGTTGCCGCGTTTTCTTTTTGCGCCATCATAGTCTCCATTGCGCGTAAGTCAATCTCTTGTTGTTTTAGCTTGATAAGTGGATCTTTTTGCTCACGGCTCATTCGTGCTTCTTCGTCCTGTGCAAGTTGCTTGGTCATATCAGCTTCCATCTTCGCCTGTTCTGCCGCCGCCTTATTTACTAATTGATCATTTTGTTGTTGCAATTGTTGCATTTGCTGTTGGTTATTCTGTGCCTGTTTCATTTGCTGTTGTAACTTCTGAAACTGAGGCTGAAACTTTTGTTCAACTTGCTGTGACGCCGCTGTCGCCAAGTGATCCGATACGTGCGCCTGCAACATTGCATAAAGCTGCGGATTGATTTGGACCATGCGAGTAAACATAAATTCTGCATGCGCCTCTATATGCGCCTGATGATTCTGCATGGGAAATACCTTAGGGTCCTGTCCACGCATCGCAGCAGCATTTTCAATAGCTGGGCTCATTGGCTGTGGAAGCTCTGGATCCGGTTTTAAAATCGCATCAACATTATCCACACCCATCGCACTGTACATTCTTCTGTATGCCTCACGCAAGTTATGTAATTGCGGAGCTGCACTAGCCAGTTGCAATTGCTGTTGCGCCATCATAATTCGCTGTGACATAGAAAATATGTTTGGATCTGAAACAGGAAATATATCCACACGATCATCAAAATCAGACTGCTTAATCATTCGATCCCCACCAACAACCTGATAAGGATATTCAGGTGGAGTATACATCTTGAAGCAACTCGCTAATAATTTGAATTCTTCCTTTTGAGCATAATGCAATCGTTTATGAATTGCGCTCATGACTTTAGTTCCACGCTCCAATAAAGCAAGAGTAGTTCCTACTGGATTCTGTTCATTACCTTCACCCATCTTCATGTCCGCGATTGCGGCGAATGATTTTCCAGCGTCAACTGCGAAACCTAAAAGAGCGAATAAAACCTGTGATGGCTCCTTGTAAGGAAGTGGTAACAGTGATTCCTTTATGGAAACTCCTGTAACATCAACGTCCCTGAATTCTCCTGGTTGCAACGGCTCGTCGTGGTCGCGTATGCGCATACCACGGGCCTTGAAACCTGCCGGGAGGTTCGCGAGTGTGCCAGCATCAATTAATTGCCGCAAAACACTTGTTGCTGTTCGCGATAGCCCTCCAAGCATGTGTATCAGACCAAAGCCGTAAAAGCCTAGTCCTGGGAGGAATTTAAAGTGTACAAAATATTGGTTCTTTTCAAAGTTTGGATCCTTTTCCGTCCAGTTTCTTTTAATGGAAAGAATGTTTCGTGAAAAATGGTCTATGGTGATTATGTAAGGAAGCTTAATTCCGGATGTATCCTCAAATCCAGGAACATCGGCATTGACATGCATTTCAAGAACCATATGCTCATCATCCTTGTTATGATCATTGGAGGAAGATCCTTCCAATTCATCAACCTTATCCTTGACATCACTGCTTACATCAACCTGTCCTGATGTCACTGGGACATCGCGGTAGAATCCTGAAACCTGCAACTTCTTGACATCATTAGCTGACATTTTAATAACATGCGTTATTCTTTCCGCCTGATCCAAATCAGTTGACACGTAATTAACAACCAAATCCTCACCAGTAACGAATTTCGCTACGCATCTTTTTAAAATCTCATCATAGTAAACTTTCTTGAACGCTGAGCCGGCTAATGGAAGATAGAAAAGCAATTGATCCATTTCCGGGTCGTATTCCTTCATTACTTCCGTAATCTGGTAATTCATGTAGTCCTTGACACGTGCCGCCTGCTCTTCGACTTCAGGCGTAACGTTTCCTACAATTTGGCATCGTACGGGGCCGCTTGGGGGGAGAAGTTCCTTATAAGCTTGGGCTTGAAACTGTGTAACAGATTCAGCCAATAAAGGATGTACGACCCCGGATGCACCTTCGAAAGGCTGTGTTCGGTCTTCATACTTGAATCCCAACATATCAAGACCCTTGACATAGGTAGTTTCCCAGTCTTTTCTTGAGTCCTTATCACTTTCGAATGCAGAAAGCAGATCATTTGAAAATCTGCCTAATTCACTTTCTTCAATATGTTCTGATAAATTTGCGTTAAACGGTATCTGTGACTGATCCATGGGTGCGTTTGGATTCGCATTGATTTCAGCGCCCCCGTCAGCCATTTCGGTAATTTCTACATCTGATTCAAATTCAACTGTCTTGTCAGGAACCTCTATAATCGTTTCCTCGCCATCGGCGATCTCAAGACCTGTCTGCAATGCCGCAATCGCCTTTTCTATGTTATCGTTCGGATTTTTTGCCATTTTCTCCCCTTACAGCAGTGGAACAACGTCCACAAAATTTTCTCTAACCATGCCACCTTCCCTGAAAGCCGGAAGTCCTTCCAGGACTTTATCCGCTGCCTTCAGCAGAAGAACGGGCACATTTCCCCAGTTTACTTTGCCATCATTAATAACGGTGTAAGTATAGTCTAAATTTCCCTTCTTGGCAATTCTTTTCAACGCGTTCTGCATGATCGCGTCATAGAAGCCATAGTGTCCCGTCGCTTCATCATCCATGAGGTTTCCACGGGCCTCGGACTTCAATCTGTTCTTTATGGCTCCAGTTGATATTGCAACACCATCATAGTTGCCTTCCTTCGCCAGTCGAAGGAGATATTTCGTTACAAACGAGCCGTAGTCCTCGGAGCGCTGGAACGGACCCTCAGGAGTTCCGCTTTGCGACACTTCCCCGATTTTTCCTCTCATTTCAACAATTTTATCTCCTAATTCTTCACGCTTTCCGTATAATTCAGGAAGTTTGGCATCCTTAGGATTCCTTGCAAGAACTTGATCAATCTGCATCTGCAATTTTTCCATTTCACGCACGACAGGCTGTATTCCGGCGATCTTGTCCTGTCTTGTCGCGTATCCATCTCCGCTTCCTTTTCTAAGGGCTGCCTGTATCTTCTGGTGCATGTCGGACTGAATCTCCTCAACGAAGAGAAGCTTTCTCCCGAAGTTGTCTGTTCTATCGGATATGCGCGTATGGACGAACATCCCCTCTACCATATCATCACTCAAGTTGAATGTATGTGAAGACGGCTTATATACAGGCTCATTCAATCGAAGGGATCCTGGTTTGGTCGTGAACACATATTCACGGTAGTTTATTCCGCCAGGAAGAACCTGCTGTCCGCCGTGTTCCGTTTTCTTCTGAAACGCGTGCTTCGCGCCACGGATCTTCAGGAGCTCCTGCAGGTCACCGAATATGGATCTAATGGGACCTGGAATCCTTGGATCGCGTATGGCTCCAACATTCATGACGGCGTTGTCAATGTCATAAAGCTGCTTCATGACGCGGTTGATTTCGTTTCCTATGAGATTGTAGGTTGCGTCCTTTTCCTTCAAAGGACCGGCCCTTTGTTCAGCCTGCCCTAATTTGGTAAAAGCCCCCTCAAAGACATTCAACGCTTTTTTATCCTGTGCCGAGAATCCTTCCATTCTTCCGCGCACATTGTTGAACTTCTCGCTTATCTTAGAGACCATCTGTTTCGTGTCGCGGTTTCCAAGCGGGATGACTTCGAATTTAGGGGAAACCTCATCAAAAGCCTGCAACAGCTGCTGCTTGCTTATTTTCTCATTTGGAACGTGGAATTCGAGGTACGGTCCGATGGAAGTATCATCGAGCTCCTTGGGGGAGACTGATCTCTTCAGTAAACCAAGCCACTGCTTTCCTTGTCCTATTTCTAGGGGTGCGTTCTTGATGACAGTCGGGGTCTTCCACACCACTGCTGGTTTCTTTTCCGTAACGGCCGCTGTTTCCACTTCAGGCTTGGGGATCTTGCCCACGGTGTAGTCTATGGTTGATTCATAGTACTCCTTTTCCGGAACAGTTTCTTTTTTATTGTAAAGCCACTTGTCCGCCTCCTTCTGAGTCTTAAAATCTTTTATGGGATTTCCATGACGATCAAGCACGGCCCACGGCTTCTCGAGCTTCGCAGCTTTTTTAGTCGCCTCTTTGGACGCGGTGAGCTTTGGAACAATCTTTTCGACGTGCCCTATGACCTTTGGAAGAATTTGTTTCTTGACATACTTCACGCCGGCCTTCGCCGCTTCCTTCACGATCTTCTCTCCTATCTTTCCGCCAAGCTGCAAGTGCTGTACTTCACCCGGTTCCAAGAGTGGAGCGACGTCTTTCATTTCTCCGTAGTCCACAAACCCTCCTGAATGCATCATAGCAGTTAAGGGGTCATTAATCAAGCCACCTCTTTTATATATATTTCCGGTTGGGCTAACATTTTTAATCATATTAATTAAATTTTTCATAGATTCAACGTCAGGATTTATTTCACCCCTCCTTAATGAATTATGCATCTCTATAATAG